TAAAATGAAAATCCGAAGATGAAACAATATTTAAACCTGTTAAACCGCATCCTGACCGAAGGTGTCCATAAAGAAGACCGCACCGGTACGGGAACGTTATCGATCCTGTCAATAAGAACTACATCAAGAACAAACCGGAGATCCCGACGTTAGAGGCTATCCCGGACGAAAATACATTGAGCTATGTCAATACCGACGGTACAACCATCAATTTTCGTATCGGCGATGAAGTACGTGTAGCGGAAGAAGGAGAATATGTGTTCTACCGGCTTTATGATCTTGCCGGGGGAAAAGCTTCGTGGAAGGAATCCGGCAGCGGTACAGCCTTGCCCGGTAATGTTTATCTGACAGGAGCCAATTATTACAATGAATCAGTACGAACGATAAAACAAGGATATTTGAGCAATGAGTAAGAAAGGTGCATTTATTTATCAACAGATCGAACAGACGACCGCCGAATGGGCCGATAACGTAACCGTCTATCCTGCATCAGTCTGGTTATTTGAACGTTTGGAAAACGGTAAATTCAACATGAAGCTGGCTGATGGCGTTCATACGTTTGCCCAGCTGCCGGCCGTCATGCAGGAGGTGAAGGTCACGGTTAAAACGAATGATGCCACGACCTATATCCTGACGATCACGACGGCTGAAGGTAAGTTCGACACCCCGAACCTTCGGGGAAACGATGCCCCGGTTCCTTCGATCGATCCGGAAACCAAGCATTGGAAAATAGGCGAAGAAGATACGGGGGTGGTAGCCGAAGGACAGGACGGGGAAAGCTACGACGACACGGAAATCAGGAACGCGCTGACAGCCTTGCAGCAGCAAGTCAACACGCTCGTTTCGGGTGACGCATCGAGTGCCATCGAATCGTTCAACGAGATCATTGCCTTCCTTGCCAGCGTGGAGGACACACAGACGTTGCAAGGGATTATCGCCGGGCTGAATCAGAGCATCGCGAATGTTCAGAACAGCATCCCGACCAAGCTCTCCCAGCTTCAGAATGACGACCACACGGTCAAGGATGCCGCGTATGTCCATACGGATAATAATTACAGCAACGAGGAGAAGCAGAAGGTAACCGATTCACTCCGCCTGAAGGAATACATCGACGTATCCAACATCGGGCAGCTTCCCTCTTCGCCGTATAACTTACGATTTGCCTACGCAGCAAACAACCCGGCAGCCATCAACTTTGCCGACATAAACAGTGTCCCGGAGATGCAGGAGTTCTATTTGTCGATTAAGAACAACACAGGCTCTACCATTACCCAGCCCATCCCGAACGGTTCAGGCTGGCAGTCGGACGAGGCAAGCATTGAGATTGAAGCCGGCAAGACAGCTGGCGTTTCGATTAAGAAAGAACACGGGATTATGGTTGTAAGGGTGTAAAAAGGAAAGGAGGTGAAAGATGAAGAGACGGGTGATGACGGGAAAAGATACCGAATCCGATTTTTCCAATCAGTGGAATGCTAAGTATTACTTTCCATTGAACGGTGATTCGTATGAATGTGTCAATGGGGTATTAGGCGAGCTAAAAAACAATGTACAATGGAAAGACGATAGCATTTTTACAGGAAATAAATCTGCGTATTTTATAAACGGTTCTGGAATTAGGATACCGACAACGGGATATGTAAAGAAAAACGCATATAGTATTTCCCTGTGGGCTAAAAAGTATAACGAATCAGTAGACCGATACGGAGGAATTATAGTAAGCCGAATAAAAGACGGAGAAGGATATGGACTTGAAATGAGGTATAAGAACATTCAAAATATTAATGATGGAATTAATATTACAACCAATAAATTCAATGTTTGGTGTCATTATGTGGTAACTTACGATAATAACACGATGAGTGTTTACGAAAATGCTACACTTGTTAAGACAATAAATGATCCATTCTACGAAGGTTCTCACTTCTACATAGGTCTGGATGATATATTTTTCACATCAGTAACCGAACGATCATATAATGGACTTATATGTGAAGTCTCCATATTTGAACGCATATTATCCAGAAGTGAGATAAATCAATTATACAATGGCGGTAAAGGATTAAAATTAAATTGATTATGCTATACATCCAAAAAGAAATCCAATTCTGGGAGACCGACGCTCCCCTTCCTGACTCCTACAAGGTAGGCACAATGGAAGAAGAATATAACGACGGCGCATATCTCTTGTTAGATGCCGAACAGGAACAGTTCCACACTGACCATCCGGAGGCAAGTCCGCTGGAATGTTGGCGGAAGGAACTCACTCCGGAACCCGAACCGGCACCGGAAGAAAAGCTCTGGCGTGCCCGTGATGCCAAACGGCAGGAAATCTACGACAAAGACATCCATCATTATTATATTGATGAACAGGACGCATATGTCTCGAACACCCTGCAAGTGAAGGATAAGTGTGGCCGGCAGGAAGAAGTCGAAGTAGGCGGTCATCTTTACGCCTCGAATATCTTAACGGTTGCTCTTGACGAAATAGCGGACTATTCGGAGCAGTGCGCCAAGGTGACAGACGGCTTGCTATCCCGTATCGATGCCGCCCAAACAGCCGAGGAGGTCGAAGCTATCGTGGTAAAAGGCTATCCTGAAATGATCCATACAACAACGGCAGCCTTGCAAACTAAAGCAGATAAGGCAATCGCTAAATCCCCGGAAGCGCAGGCAGTGACCTTTGCCCGTGCGATGATGAACAGCGTGTCTCTCACAGCCAGCCAAGCGTTGGAGATGCAGGTCTTATTCCCCATTTGGGGTGAGAAAGATGCAGAGTTTGGCAAGGAAGTTGAAATAGGCTTCCGGCTTCGAGTAGTGGAAGGAGAAAGCGACACTTTGTTTGAAGTGATACAAAAGCACAAGCTGCAAGCCGACTGGAAACCGGGCATAGAAACTGCTTCACTGTATAAGATCGTTGAAGATGAGCACGCAGGCACGCTTGATGATCCTATTCCATACGTGCAGGGTATGGCATTCGAGAAAGACAAATATTATAAACAATACGGTGTGATCTATCTCTGCATTCTGACAACCGTTACAGGTTATCCGAACGACTTGAAAGACTTGCCCACAATTGTACAGGAGGTAAAGCAATGAAACAGGTTATGTTATTAAAAGTTAAACGTGGGGGGGGTAAAATGCTCTCTAAATAAAGAAGTTACGACCTCTTATCGTAAGAAAGGAGGGCGTAGATGAGACGGTCGATGATGGGACGGAAGAAAGTAGACAGGAATACTTTGCTGTTGCTACATTTTGATGGATCATTGAAAGATGAAGCCTCAGGCAAGCCTTATGTTGGTAGTAATATGTCCTATGTAGTGGGAAAATTCAAGAATTGCGTTTCGTTTTCAGGAAACGGGTATGTAAAGATAAGTGGAACGAATGCCATAAACGAGTCCCTATATCCAAACTATACCGTCGATTTTTGGATTAAACTGAAAAGTGGTGTGAAAAACGGTATAATGTCAAAAGGCGTTGCTTATGGAAGTTACAGCTTTGATATAATGGAGGAATCTGACGGACGCATTTTCTTTGGACTGCAGTATGGTGGAACCCGAGGGGATGCAATATGCTATTTTACGATGCCACGGGATCAGTGGGTTCATCTTGCGATCGTCAGGTCACAATCTCGATATTGGAAAGTGTATGTAAATGGAGTGTATGCGTCTGGTTTCACATCAACGATGGTTTCAGGGTACTATAGTTCTTTAATGATCGGAAAATATCGAGATTATGGATTGTATCTGAACGGTATGATTGACGAGTTTCGCATCAGTAATATTGCCCGTTGGACATCAAACTTCACTCCGTCTGCAAGGCCGTATTAATAAATTAGTGACACTGTCTTTGGGCTGTCACAGCAGAAAGACAGCAAATGTATATTCAGAAAAAATTATTGATAATCGCCAACCCCAGGTTGGGTATTTTCTTTTAAAACAAATGGAGATATAAAATGTTCGGTGGCGAAAGAATAATAAAACAGCCTCCAGGCTATCACAGATTGGAGGCTGTAAAAAAAAGAAAATTAGGGGACCGAGGGTCTCCGGAAACAAAGTTAAACATTAAAGTTTGAAAATCATGTTATTATTAATTATTTCTTTTTTGGTTATAGCAGTTTATACGGCAGCAGTTTGTATAAAGGCAAAAGGTGTACCGTACTCAATTAGTGCGACGTATTATACTCTTGATCATAAATTGATCTTTGGAGCAAGCATGGCACTGACGGCTATGTTCCTATTCCCGGTCATTTGGGAAATGAGTACAACCTTTACTATGCGGTTGCTGGCGATCGCAGCCTGTATCGGTTTGATTGGTGTCGGTTTGGCTCCTGATTTCAAAGACGCTTGGATAAACCGCATTCATTGTGGATCGGCGGCATTGACGTTGCTTTCTTCTCAGCTATGGGTTGGCTGCACGTCTTTCTGGTGGGTTCTTATTCCGGTGTGGCTGGCTTTTATCGTTTACACGGTAATAGGCATGAGTAAACGGTTGAGTGGTAATATATGGCAGGACTTTGTATCAACGAAGCCGATGTTCTGGTGTGAGATTGCAGCGTTGTCTACGACTTTTGGCGCGTGTGGACTTGCGCTTTAGAAATCTACCATAAACAGAACATCTACCTTATATATTAAAACACGACAACCGGTAAAATGTCATATATCCGGTTGCCGTGTTTTTTATTGCCTAAAAATAAGTAGGTTATTTAGCAGTATGGAAATAAAGCGCGGAAATACGGTAGTCTGTGATGTCTATCTGAAAGATAACAGTTATACGGTCGAAGAGATCATGGGAGAGGACACTCTTATCCTGAATTTTCTTTCCCGTAATGTGGTAGAGCTTCAGATCAATGACTATATAGACTTTGAAGGGACAAAATACAAGGTCCGGCATAACGAGAAGGTGACGAAAAGGGAGACATCTCTTGGTTGGGAATATACCGTTCAGTTCTATTCAAGTCGGTATGACCTTTTGGATGCAGAGTTTTTCCTTCATGGTACACCGGAGCGGAAAAAGAACTTCGACTATTACACCGGTACCGCCCGTGACTGGCTAACCCTATTTGTCAAAAACATGAACCGTACAGGATCTGGTTGGGTGGCCGGATCCTGTATCGAATCCCGGATGATTACCCTTTCTTTCAAAGATAAGAAAGTCGGGATGGTACTTGACGAACTCATTAAAGAATTGGATACGGAATACTGGATATCCGGCCAGACAATAAATATCGGCAGGAGGGAGTATTCAAGCAACGGCCTTGTCTTGGCACAGGGCGAAGGAATGGGTTTTACCGAACTGGAAGTGTCCGCTGTTGATGATACGCCACCAGTAACGGTTCTTTATCCATACGGTTCAGACAAGAATCTCGGTCCTGATTATGGCACTGATTATCTTCTTCTGCCTGATGGCCGGCTTTCTATCGAAAAGAATGTAGAGAAGTACGGCCGGATAGAAAAGTCCATGCAATTCGACCATATCTTTCCGAAAGGAGAGTTTGCCGTAACAGAAAAGATCGACGATTACACTCTGAGAGCTTCCGGTATGGATTTCAATCTTACCGATTGCCTGTTGGACGGGGTGGAAGTGATCGTTACATTCCAGGATGGCGGCTTGGCTGGCTATGACCTTGCAATCGTTGAAGACAGTTGGGACAATGACTTGAAACAGTTCAAACTAAAGCAGAATGACCAGGAAAACGCCTTGAAAGTCCCCGGTGACATTAATTTTTCTGTCGGTGACAAGTTTATCCTTACCGGCCTGAAAATGCCGCAAAGCTACAGGGATAACGCTTCATTACAGCTACAGGAAGAGGCGCAAGCATGGTTGGATGGCAAGTGCGAGAAACGCATCCAGTTACGAGGAAAATGTGATGAAATTGTTTTTCGTTTGCAAAACATCTTTATCGCCTGTGGCCAGATGGTTGGCGTATATTCCGAACAGTTGGATATCGATCGAGAGATTCGTGTTACCAAAATAAAAAGGTATATCGAGAAAGACGGTACACCTTCATACCGGTATGAACTTACCTTGTCCGATTTCCTTGAATCGAATGGTTTTAAGGATCTGGTGGATGATGTGAATAAAGTGCCGGAAGAGATTGAGGATGCGGTTAAGCCGGTTCGGGAACATACGAAACGCTCATGGCGGGACGTGATGGAAACTTTGGGCATGATGTTTGACCCGGAAGGGGATTATTTCACTGAACTTATCAAGCCGTTGGCCGTGCATATGGCTCAACTTATCGTCGGCACCAATTCCCAGCAGATGGAGCTTATAGGGATGAAGTTTATTCCGAATGCGGACAATGATGCCAACTATTTCAAGAATACGACAGGAAAGTTAGTACACTTTACCGTTAGCGAGGAAATCCGTGAATGGGCTATTCCGGCGGCTTCTTTCCGGCTGAATAATTCGCTTGCCTATTATGTTTATGCCAAATGTCCAAAAGAAGGAACAAATGGCTCAATATATGTCAGTGAACGGCAGATAAAGTTAGAGGATGAAACAGGGTTCTATCATTTCTGGGTAGGGGTGCTCAATACTCCGGAGGATGGCGTACGCTCTTGGCTTCCGAATTATGGATACACTGAGATTGCCGGCCAGACGATCACGACAGGATTGATAAAGGACAAGTTAGCCCGATTGGTGATTGATCTGGTGAATGGGACTATAACCGGACCTGTGATATTCAAATCCGGAACATCCGGTTATAATAACATTTCCGACCGTCCTAACCTTCAACCGTTGTATGATGGGGTAAATGATGCCCTGACGGATGCAGAGAATGCGTCAAATGCAGCCAACAACGCCCAATTGACTGCAAATAACAAGGCAAGGGTATTTTATCAAACGACGGCTCCAACATCGGGTATGAGGACTAATGACTTATGGGTGGATGGTGTGAATATTTATAGGTATAGCGGTTCTTCATGGGTTCTTGCCTCGAAGTATGACAATACGATAACGGAGATCAACGGTGGGCTCATAACAACAGGTGCAATCGCTTTTGGAAGCACAGGTGGAATGGCCGCTTCTGGTACGATCCGTATTTGGTCGGGAGGAGCAGCTGGGGCTAATGGACAACCACCCACTGATCCGACATTCCGGGTAGAAAGCAATGGAAACGTGGAAAGTAGAGGAAGTATCTATATAGCAAATTCAAATGGAGAAAAACTTGCCGGGTTATCGGGAGGTGGAACTGCCGGAAACTCTGTTCGAATCTGGGCTGGAAATGCAACACCTGCAAATGCTCCGTTTAAAGTTTATCAAAATGGGGATGCCTACATCGGAGGACTTAGGATGGAGTCTGGAGGACTATTCTCGGATAACCGCTATTCCGGTGAATCGTCTTCTAAATTTTTCCTTTATTCATCAGGAAGTAATGCGTTTTTGGGATTTTCATCTTCCGGTAAATGGGCCGGCCTAGGTCTAAATACCTTGCCGTCTACGCTTGGGGGAACAAGTGCTTTGATGCGCCTTGAGTATACAACTAATCACAACGATATAAATTATGGGGCTGTGATAGATGTTCATGGTGGACGGCGCAACTATGCGTTATACTGCATTGGAGGTTTAAAGGTCAACGGATCGATCTCGACTGCCCGTTATGCACCCTCGTCGGACAAGAGTGATACAATCGTCCTGAACATCGGTTATCGGGACACGTTCGTCTTCAGTACCAGTACGTATCTTAGCGTCTATCTCCCTTCCCGGTCGACGATCACAAAGAAAATGGGAGAAGTCCACCCGGAATACGGAGATTCGTGGAGCGAAGTCGGTTTCAATTCCGTGATTTTTGTGCATGTGATCGTGGCGAAGTTCTCTTCCGAAGGTATCAGAATAGAACCAGAAAACTCTGATACACTATTGTTGGACAATAACGGCAACAGCATGACACTTGACATGAATAAGGGTGACTGTGCAACGTTCGCTTATTTTAACCAGGGATGGTATCTATTCAATAGACATTATTAATTACAATGCAAACAATCATAAAAACATACAATATGGAACTGACATTAAAAGACAGAGTATTAATACTCAACACCGTGTTACCACAGTTTGACACGAGAAAAAACATGGAACTGAAAGTATCGATAGACAGTAAGATAGCGATCTCGGAGGTTGATCAGAAGCGTATCGTTATCAAGGATATGGGGAGTGGTCAAATCAATATCGGATTTACTGATGCAGCGGCCATAACAGAAACAACAGATATAGCTTTGACTGATGAAGAACTTCAATACCTCAAACAACGTGTTGACTTCATAGATCGCAACGGCATGTTCTCTGAGTTCACGATGCCGACGTATGTCAAAATTTTGGATGAACCGCTAAAAGAGGAGCAACAGGCTGAATAATATAAAAATCCGCCTCCCATCTATCACAGACTGGAGGCGGAGAAATAACGAACACTGCCTTATGGTAATGAAAAAACTCGTAACAAAGGTGATCAAATAAAAACGGAAGGAGGTGTAAAGTGAATGTAGAATTAACCGATATACTAACAATAATCGGGACGTTAGGAGGATTCGAGGCGATAAAATGGGGGATTAGCTTCTATACGAACCGGAAGACAAACGCCCGTATCGAGGACGCCCATGCCGATGTGGAGGAGTTCAAGGCTTTACGTGAGTATAACGAGTTCCTGCAAAAACAGCTATCAGAAAAAGAAGAACGTTTTGTAGAACAAACCGGAAGGCTTCGACAGGTACAGGATGAGCTTTTTACTTTGAAAGAGAACTATTCGGATCTAAAGCTTGAACTTGCCATGAAAAGATGTGAGAGAAAGAAATGCGGTGATCGTGAACCGCAGAATGGGTATTAATAATAGGAGGATAAAAATGAAAAAGAATAATTTACCCCGGGGATTGCGCAACAACAACCCAGGGAACATCAGAAGGAACAGCGATGTCTTCCAAGGCGAGAAGACAAGCCCAGACAGGGAGTTTAAACAATTTAAATCGATGGCATACGGGTATAGGGCAATCTTTAAGATCCTCTTTAACTATTACCGAAACTATAAGCTGGATACGATCCGTAAGATGATTACCCGTTGGGCGCCACCGAAAGAAAACCATACAGAAGCTTATGTAAAGGCCGTATCAGATTATGCCGGAATCCCGGCCGACGATCCGATCAATGTAAATGACCGTGAGCAGATGATCCGTATTGTGGCTGGGATGAGCAAGGTTGAGAATGGCGTAGATGCCGATATGCCGGATGTGATTAACGGGTGGGAGATGCTGTGATGCTATTTTTGAGCAAAACCCCGGTTTTTGGGCGATAAATCGGGGTTTTCGCTGCTAAAAATAGCGACAAGTAAGAAAATACAAGAATTGGAGAAAATTATATACAAAAATCGATGAGAATTATATAGTCGAATGTATAGAGCTCTTTGACATGGTGGGATAGTTAGTAGCAAATAATTGTTACATTTGTGATGTAAAAGTTGTATGTTATGAAAGAAAATCAAAGTTTAGGAGAGTTTGTCATTTTCAATACTGAAAATGGAGACGTGAAAGTTCAAATAGATGCTGTAAATGAAACTATTTGGATGCCGCAAAGAGGTATGTCAGATTTATTTGGGGTTGGCATAGCGGCAATCAATAAACATTTAAACAATATTTACGAAGATGGTGAGTTGGAACGAGAGGCAACTATTTCCAAAATGGAAATAGTTCAAGTGGAAGGGAGCCGTAGTGTAAAGCGTTTAGTTGATTTTTATAATCTCGATGCAATTATAGCCGTTGGATACCGTGTAAACAGTAAGCGAGCAACCCAATTCCGTATTTGGTCTACCAAAACGCTTCGCGAATACCTGGTGAAAGGATACATTCTTGACGATAACAGGTTTATTAAAGGCCAATCCTTGACTTACTTCAAAGAGTTGCTGGACCGTATCCGTGCGATCCGCATATCGGAAAGATTGTTTTATCAGCAGATTAAAGATATCTATATGCTAAGCATTGACTATGATAAGAACGATCAATTAACACTTGATTTTTTCGCATCGGTTCAAAACAAATTGTTATGGGCTGTTAGCGGGAAAACGGCAGCAGAGCTGGTATATTACAGATCCAATGCATCATTGCCAATGATGGGTTTAACATCTACAGAAAAAGAAGGTATTGTTAAAGCTTCGGATATCAATATAGGTAAGAACTACCTAACGAAAGATGAGCTGGACAATTTGAAATTGATCGTAGAACAGTATCTGTCTTTTGCCGAAGCTCAAGCGATTAATCATATACCAATGAGAATGAAAGACTGGGGTGATAATCTAAATATAATCCTCACAATGAACCGGAAGAGTATTTTGGAAGGTCTTGGTAAGGTTTCAAAAGAGTTGGCGAGAAAAAAAGCTCAAAAAGAGTATGCTTTATATAAGGAATCCCAAAAGGAACAGGAACATCTGAATAGTATCAAGGAGCTTGATAAAGACTTGAAGGAATTAAAAAAGAAGAACCCTCCTAAATAACATACACTTTTTACATCTATTATTGGAGAGTTAGGCGGCTATCCCATCAATTCATGGTTTAGTCGCCTTTTTCATATCCGGGCGGTATCCAAATACGGATATGGTTATGAAATATTAATCATGAAAGCTTGGTATACAATACTGATTTTGATTCTATGCCTTCTCTGTTTTTGGGCTGGCCGATGTACGAAGAATGCAGAGTTCGATTTTGTCCAAAAAACCGACACATTTATTCATCGTGACACGATTCGGGATAGCATTCCTTATCCTGTCTATGAGACATTGATACAGACTGTCCCGGAGCTGTTCCCTGTCTATATTACACTTGAGGGGGATACAGTGAGAGAGCCGATCTTTGTGCCTATCCCTATCACACAGAAAGAATACTTGACGGACGATTATCATGCTTGGGTGTCTGGATATAATCCTTCGCTCGATAGTATTGATATATTTCGAAAGACAATGTCTATAACAAAACGGCAGTCATCCCGTCGCTGGGAAATAGGCATCACGGCCGGTTATGGGATAGGAAAAAATGGCCTGTCTCCCTATATTGGAATAGGAGGGTTCTATAAGATTTGGTAATATAATATTCATTATCTCTTTAAGCGAATGTTTTCACTTTTTGCAGAATTATAATTTTTTTATAACTTGCTACAGTTTTCCATTCAAGTCGATTGTGAAATTTATGGATGATTATAACATTATTTTTGATTAATTCAAAATAGTTTTTAAGATATGAAGAAAAAACACATTTATCCATTCCTCACTCTATTATTCGCCTTTTTAGCTGGATGTAGCAAAGACGAACCGGCCGTAGGTCCGGAAACAGATAGCCCGGAACCTCCTATCGAAAATCCTTCGTCTTATGTCCCCATTGATTGGGAGAAAACGAAAATAACGGAAATGCATCCGGAGTCCGGCATTTTCACACTATCATTTTCCGGAAACGAGATTCCAGTGTTCGACGAGAAATATTCATTAGTCGTGCTACAAACAGATACTTCTGCATATTTGCGTCGCGTGATGAATGCCCAAACAGACGGAAATACTGTAAAGTTGCAAACGATCGAAGCGACCATGCAGGAATTATTTAGCAATACGGAATTCACCCTATCCGCAGGCGACCCATCTGAGACGAAATCTACGCAAGGAAACGTTTACGCGCCGTCTAAAGTTATCCGGATCAATGAAGATGGAAGTGGCCAAGTCTTATATGACGAAAACAGCAAGACCAAAGGTGGAAATGATAGAGACATTTCGATACCCATTCTTCCCATATTAGATTTGGATCTCAAAGATTTCAACATTGAACAAGAATTTGGAGATATTACCGATGTCAGCGTTTCTGCAGAAGAGTTTAGGCTATTTCTTAAATATGCATTTGATCTGTACTTCAAATTCGGTCCAGCTGTAAACGAAAAAGAAATCGATGAAAACTTCAAGATTCCAGTCAGTAAATTGAATGAGTGTCGTTTGACGTATACAGGCAAAATGATTAGTAATACAAAAGTCCAGTTTACTGTAAGCCGGAATTTCAAAAAAGATGGAGAATTTAAAATACCAATCACCCTCTATCGGTACATATTTGTATACATGATCGGATATATACCCGTGTGGGTAGAACTTAACGTTGATCCATTTATCTCTTATGAAGTAGGATTTGGCGGAAGCGTAACAGCCACTATAGGTTATAACTTGTCGGGGAACTTTGAAATCGGCTGTGAATATGAGAGTGGAAGCTCGGTTAAACCTGTCAAATCTGCTAATTACAGTTTTGAAGCCATGCCCTTTGAGGTAGGGTTGGATGGAAGCTATATTTATGGGAAAATGGCTACAAGATGCAGAATAAGTTCATTGCTTTATAGCACTACGGGTCCCACAATTTCAATAATCCCTTTTGTCGAAAACAAATATTATACCGGACTTCCTTTTCCTGATTATATGTCATGGTCGAATGAGATAGACGGAGGAATTGAATTTCAAATGGGAGTAATGGCAAAATTCTTGGGAATGGAAAAGGAATTAGAATTCAGACCACTTTTTGGCTTGAGTACGAACATATATAAATCACCCAAACGTATCCGACTGACAGCCCCGGCTAACCACTCTGATGTCAAATTTAACGAACCCGTAAAAGTCTTGTTTTCCGTCACTGGCGAATGGACTATTCCACTCTTGGAACCGACAGAAATAGCACAAAAAGGGGCGATGGTCCAATTCAAGTCCAACAACATGAAATTAGACAAAAAGATCGTTCTCACGGACGAAAAGGGGCTTGCTGAAGTAAAATGGACGCCGACCGAGGCAAACGATTCACTTGTCGCCACCATACTTGACCATGACGGGAAAGAGTTAGACCGAGCTGTATTCAAACCGAAAGAAACGGGAGAAGGATCTGGTGCGGAAAAGTTCTCGATCGCGGGAATATGGGAAGGAGAAAGCACTATGGCAGCTGGTGATGCTACTTTGACGATGAAAGAAATACTTACATTAAATGAAAATGGAACATATAACTATGTGTATAATCCGGAGAAAAAAGTCCTTGAAACCACCCATCCGCATACAATTTGGGGCCTTGTCCCTTGGCGTATATACAGTTATGCTTATAGCTACGGGTACTATAAATACGACACGAAGACATCCCTTTTGACATTAAACCCTGAAAAAGCAGAACATGACTGGTTTAATATCATTGGAGACGAGCCGGAAGGCGGGGAGATGGATCCGCCTGAATTGACGAAAAAGGGAACTTTCGAAGTAGAAATAGAAAGTGCAACAAACATATATATTGAGAATGGAGGCAGATTTTATAAAATGGATTAACCTGTCGTCAACTGGAAAATGGAAAAATTTACTTTTGTGCTACTGACGTGGCGAAGGTATTGGGTTATGTTAATCCTAGGGATGCAATAGTAAGACATTGTAAGCCAGGGGGCGTCGTGATCCACGACACCCTTACTAATAGTGGTGTTCAGCCAATTAAGTTTATAAATGAAGGCGATGTATACAGACTAATTGTTCGTTCTACTCTTCCTTCTGCGGAAAAGTTTGAGAAATGGTTGTTTGAAGAGGTTGTGCCATCGATTCACAACAAGGGTTATTACGGAAATATAAATCGCGCCACATTGCCTAACTTTACCCAGAGATATATTGATAATGTTCATTCTATTCCTTCCGGTTATTTTTCTGTAATAACAGAGTTATTTGTTAGAATGCATGCTTTATTAGAGAAAGCAGGATATGTTATCCCCGATAAGGGGGTGCATGGCAAGCAGATGATGCCGGATATTTCAGTAGGTAGAGGTTTCGCTCAATTCTTAAAGCGGAACAACTCTGAATACTATGATACCCATAAGACATATAAACATAAGTTCCCGGACGGGCGTATAATAGATGCAAACATGTATTCTATTGATGCTCTCCCTATGTTTATTAGGTACATAGAGGAGGATTGGCTTATGAATCGTGCACAAGCTTATTTCAAAGATAAAGATCCTATGGCTTTAGATTACTTGCCCAAAATTATTGCACCACGTAGAATAGCATAACAAACTGGATGATATGGAAGAAGAACGCACTTATTATAAGGAAGGGTTGCTAACAGAAGAGCAAGTGATAAGGATGTGTAGAGAGGCAAAAGAACATTAAAGAAATGGATGAAGTGGCTGTAGATAAAAGTATTAAACTTTTCCTTGACGCTTTCAGTGAGGTTTGTAGCTTATAATATTGAAACAAGAGCTCAAGAAATCACCCACTTGGGCTCTTTTCCCTTCCCTCCACCTCTCTCTCAAAACTTTTTAGTATATTTGGGAAATACTTAAATCAAACAGCATGACAGAATTAAAGAATTTCATAGTAAACAACAAAGATCGCGACGATTTAGTCGGAGATATTTGTACTAACCTTTTAAGAGATCAAAAATTTACCCAACTTGAAAGCGAAAGAATTTAGCGTGAGTATATCATGATGAGAGGTACTGTGAAGGTTCACATACGAAATGCGGTTAAAGAACTTTTCAAAGAATATTCTGAAGAAGATGTGCATTTTGATGGCGAGGAAGATTACTAATAAAAAGGAAACGAATTTTTTCATAGTTAAGGTAGAGCGTTCAGACAGTGATATCCAGACGCTCTTTAAAACAGCAACCTCCCATCCTTCTTATCCATCACCGCATTGAAAACACTTTTGTAGGTCTCATACAACTCCTTCCTGTTTTCCGGTCCCGGCCAATCAGCAAAAGACTCTCCTGCAAAAAATTTCCAAGCAAAGATACGTTTGGCTTTTTCGGATAAGCCTAATTGATCGATTATGTTCCGGACATCCTGCATACGTTCCCGGATATATTCGGTATGATCTGGGCTGTCATCGGGTTCGTCGATGATATTCAGCCGTCGCCAATCTACATTCTCATCTACCGGAATAGGCTTGTATTTATGCCGGTAGGGAGATGTATCCGAGGTAACGTTTAGCTTTATCATTTGCAGGATATAGAAGTCAAGTTCAGTATATTTACCCTGTTTGGCTTCCATTAGCCGGGAGAGATGCTCCAGGGGCTTTTGAAGCAGCATACACATTACCTCGTTCAATACGTCAATAGCTTCGTCTGTCATTCCGGCAAGTGAGCAGTGATACTTAGCGTAATCCAGCCACCTGTCGTAACGTTTCTCTATATATTTATTCAATGCCTCACTTGCCATAGTCGTCCTTATTTGATATATTTGTTTCTGGTTGTAAGAGGGTGGCGCTGTGAGGCGCTGCCTTTCTTTTATCTAAGATATTGGAAATAGTTGTTCCATTCTTTTTTAGCCAATTTAGGGGCGAATGAGAATAGGTATCCTAATGATTTTAGGACAATCCCGGCGATAAGAAACAATCCACCTATACATATTGAAATAAGAAAGGGAACAGTGAGTAACATTGCTATGATTTTTATATTTACTTTCATGCTTATTCCTCCTCTTCGTTCGTATCAAAAAGATTGGCTACCATATCGACAATATTTGTCTGGATATTATCTTCAGCCCCCAATACGGCATTACTGATGTGCTTTTTCTCTTCGATGATCCGATAGAGCTTTTGGTCGATTGTCCGACGGCCGAGCAGGTAGTAGCAATTCACAGAGTCTTTCTGCCCGATGCGATGGGCACGGCTTTCTGCCTGATCACAATCTGCATACGTCCAAGGTAGCTCAATAAAGGCGACATCGCTGGCTGCTGTGAGCGTAATACCGGCGCTGGCGGCTTTGATGGAACAGATGATGACGTCGGTTTTCGGATTCTTTTGGAAAGCGTCGACAGAGGCCTGTTTCTCTTCCATACTTTGCCTCCCTGTAACACAGACGGCAGAGGGGAAAGCGGCCAACAGACGGTCTACTACGTCATGCAGGTTACAAAACAGGATAATCTTTTTGCCATTCTCCTGAAAGTCCTTCACGAAGTCGATCACCTCTTTCAGTTTGCCGCGTGCGGTAATATCTTTCAGAATACCAATACGGACCATCACTTCCCCTTTCAGTGACTTTTGAATCTTTTCATCATCCGCTTCCTTGTAGCGTTTCAGATAATCGATCAAGTCGCGTTCGGCATCCATATATTCTTTTCGGTTCGTGATTTCACAGGAAACGATCTGACGCACTTTATCCGGCAACTGGGTGAGTACTTTCGACTTTTCCCGACGAAAGAAGCAGTGTTGCCATAGCTTATAATTTAGCTCCTTTAGATTGCTCGCTTGGTTAGGACCGGAACAGTACCGAAGCATGAAACCTTTCCATCCACCCATATCGATCATGCGATCCATAATACCCAATTGTGCAACCAGATCCTTTGGTTTGTTGACAACAGGTGTCCCAGTCAGCAAGATGATATATTCTTTCCCGGATGCAATGCCTTTGCAAAACTTGGTCTGCTGGGTGGCCGTTGATTTGACTTTATGCGATTCGTCGATTATCACGGACTTGAACAGTTTGATCGTGTTGTGAAATTCGACATCTTTCAATGTCCATTTCTCTGCTTTCATGATCCGCCGGACAAAGTATTTTCGTAGGCTTTCGTAGTTTACGATAAAAACCTGGTTCATGCCTGTCTGCCAGAAGAAAGGCCAGCTATCGCGGACGGAATCGGTTAATACCATCGCTTTCTTGTCTGTAAACTTATGCCATTCCCTTTGCCAATTGATCTTGACAACATTCGGGCAGATTACCAGGCAGGGGAAGGCGTCGGCCTTGTTGATAGTGGCGATGCTTTCAAGTGTATTGTGCGTTACAATATAATTGTTTGTCAGATACAAATGATCCGGAGCGGTTACGCTTATACATACGGAATCTTCCTCTCTAATATATTCGATAGACGAGATATACCGTGAACAATAGTTCGTCTTTTTGATGTTCCATTCGGCAGCTTTCCGTTCGAGGTAGAACGGGCAAACCTTGATCCTCACGTTTACTTGAAACTCCACGCCTTTACCTTCATTTCGCCTGTCGTACCTGCGTATGATCGCCTGTCCTCCAAGGGAACGTACCAAAAGGGCAATGTCACGTGCCATGCCATAGGAAAGGGTACTGTAGGTGATCCTGTTTTTCTTTCCCGATCCATCTGTATCCATCAAACCGCGTAAGAGGTCGATGCGCTGTTCCACCGATCCGTGCATGTATTCGTATGGTATGAATTTCTCTACACTCGGTTTGTCTGCTTTGAGCCGTTTGATCTCTTGGTAAAAACGATTTTCGTGGACTGTCGGATTCTTTGTAATGTTGTATCGCGGACACGTGGCGTAATCGTCCCGTATCAATAGCATGTCGCCGGGTAAAAGTTTTCTTACCCTTTCGGCAATAGCCACATCCATATCCGGTGTAGAGAAAGACAGTTTTCCGTTACCACCGCAAAGATGGCCGTCTCCCAAAAGTACCCCCATGATGTAAGGATGGATGATGTATAATCTTTCCTTGTACTTCACAGGTTCACACATTGGGATTTCCCATTTCCGTCTTGTATGGTTATGGCCAAAACCTTTCAGGTTGTAGGTTACGCCGGAATCCATGATCTCCTGTGTTGTCTTGGTGATCCATCCTTTCCCCTTTCTTCTACGGTTGACATCTCGGACACACCACAGATGTTCTGGCCCGCATTCACAGGATACGCCATCAGAGAACGTAACTTTGAACACGCGGCGTTCTTTTTGTGGAAACACGCCGCTTACGGCATATACATTTCCGTCCCTGCCGAATATCTCGTCTCCAATTTGTAACTCTCCGATCCGTCTGAAGCTGTTTGGAGTAGCCACGTAACTACTGACCGGTTGTTGTTTACCAAGTCCCATATCGTCTCCATTGATAAACCGTTTCAGTTGCAAGCCTCGTGCAATTCCTTGCAGTTGATAGGGGTAAGGCTGTACTTTCAGTCCATGTTCTCCGTCTAGTTCCGGCATTTCCGGTATTTGAAAAGCAACATCCTCCTCTGTCTGTGATTGTGCAATCGTTCCCCATTGTACCGGTTCGAAATGGCGGACGTAATAAGTCAATTGATCCAATTCTGCTTTGCATTTGTTGGTTGCCGGAATCAGCCATGCGCCCGTTTGTTTGTCCCACCAGCGGATGGAAACAGAGCTTTTCAGCTTGTCTACAACCTGCTGGCGGTATCTGTCAAACTTCACCGCATAACATTGACCTTTTTCTGTATTTTGCAGTGTAATTGTCATAGTGGTAGGTGTTATGCAAATTCGTCAAACGCTTTTATCTCTTCGGCGACTTCCTCCATTTCTGCTTTTTTCTTGCGGCCGCGTTTCTTCGGCTTCGGCTCTGCTTCTCCGGTAATATCGGATTCTTCAGGAACATCGAAATCGAACGATTCTTGTTTGATTCCATATTTTCCGCCGAACAAGTAAGCGTCCACTTCGTAGTCAAGTCGGCTGACCGCTTGTCTTAAAGCATCCCCATACGGATATCCCTCGCCGGATTCGTCTTCGAATTTTGTAAACGGGACGGAAAGGTTAAGGACTTGTCCGCTTTTCAATAGCTTTTGTGCCTGGATAGAAACACCGGCCGATTCGTCTGATCCACCTTTGCTATACCCAGTGACAACGATATTTTTCAGTTTCTCATTCAGATCATCATCCGAAGGATTTTCGATATTTACAACTCCGGCTTCTTGCATTTCGCAAATCTTGACGGCATGAGTCTTTAACAAACTCATGGCATATAACAGGTCCGGATGAACGAATTGCTGGGATGATTTGGTTACTTCGTTCTTGTAGTTTGCTTCTACAAATCGCTCTGTGTAGTCAGCTGTTACCTGATTGTTTTTAAGTTTGACTTTCTGAATTTCATACACAGGTTGTTCTTTTACTAATTCATCTTCCATACTTTTTAAAATTTAGGATTGTTATAACTTTGGGGCGCTAAGGCCATTTCTGCTTTTGCTTTACTGATTACAGTGCGACACCATTCCAGTTGATGAGTCGCGGTCCGGTTCAAACGCTCACACCAATCGACAAGATATTGTTCATCTTTGCACAGACTGTCAATGATAGCATTTACTGCCTTGGAGGTAGCCCCGGCACGTGAGGCTGTTTCCCGTAACGTATCGAAGACTTCCGATTTCTTTTTCCCGTTCAGATGGTATTTGGCATCTGCTAACAGTTTCCCGGTCCGGGCGATATAGACGGCAAGGTCGTTTCCACGTAGGACAGCTTCTTGGACTTCTTCACTCATGGTAATATTCAGATAGGAATCAATAGCTGCCAACTCGTTGGATATTTTATCTATGGGTGTGATATTTAAATTCATGTCTGTTTGTCTTTAAAATATATCTTCCGAAAAAAAGGATATCCTATTTATTTTCAACCGAACAGCATCCACCACCGGAAGGCAAGTTCTTCGTATTTTTCTTTACCTTTCTGGTAAATCGTATCGCCTCGTTTAATGAATGCTTTGAACACTTTTTGATTTTTCTTGGAGATACCATAGATGAAATCCTGCCGACTGCCTGCGATATCCATATACCAGGCGCGGGAACGGTCCCAATCGAAAAAATCAATAGCTTCATCGAATTGTTTTTGTGTGCTGGCAAAAGTGCTTTTCAGGTCTCCCCCAAATCCGTAGGTCGGAAGCCACCAGTCCCATTTGCACCGGGTATCGAGCGTGTATTTGAAGTTGCCATATTGGAAACATTGGTTCTTATTGACCATGAATCGTTGAGTTTCCGCCTTAGCAAGCACTTGGGCCAGGAAAGGATCGTGTCGGGCTTCCATGCGGAGGGACTTCTTCATGGCTTCTGCCAGTTCCCAATCCTCGCCGGAATACAATATATCGTCCACCATGCGTTTGTCATACCTGACCCTTTCCGGTTCGGTAATCATCGCATCGATTAGGCTGCCGAATTTGAAGGCTTTCTCCTTATCCCCGTATTGGGTACGGGGATAGAGGAGGTTCTTTAGTTCCGTAAGGTCCGAGTTACTAACCTCCGACCGTTGGTAATACGTATCTTGCATCTTCTTCCTTGAGTTTTAGATATTCAATGACTGCAAAGTCAAATTCGAAATTGTAGGTGTTATCCATCAGCCACCGGAACCATTTGCGGCCCTCTTCCGTATCGAGAATCTTTTTCAGAATACTTGGCTCGCGTCTGTATTTTCCGAAGTTTATCCATGAGGACAGATAGAGTTTCTTTTTCATATCATTTGGCTGTTATATCATCGATATACTTTACATATGCGGACTGGATTTGCTCTCCGTCCTTATTCACAACTTTCTCGCAGTAGGTAATCATCTTCTTATGTACCTTCTCTAGATCCTCCATGCTCATATTAATTCCTTCGCGCATGAACCACATCTGATATACCTGCATGAATCCTTGTGGATTGGTTATCTGGATCTTCTTCTTGACCTTGGCTTTCGTTGGAGTAGGGGACATGCTGGCTGCTGAGAAATCAAATGCTGCCTGTACTTCGGCAGCAGACTTTTCTGCAGCCGCTTTGGCCTTAGCATCTTCTTCCCGGCGTTTTCGTTCTTCTTCCTGTTTTTTTCTTTCTTTCGCTTCCTGTTGTTTTCGCTCTTTTTCCATACGGGCAGCTTCAACCGCATTGGTATGGCGTAGCTCTTCCTGTTCTTCTAGTTGTTTGCGGAGGCTGGGGAGTTTGTCGATCAAATCCTGTTTTGTACCCTCTATTTCAAAACGGTAACGTTCTGTAAAATCTTTCTTCTTTTGTATAGCGACTTCATTTTTTATTGCCTTACGGGTTTCTGCGTCCATATAGAAGGTTTGTTTGTTGTCAGAAACGTTTTCAACAAAAGCACTCCAGGAGAAATTTATACTTGTTTCGGATATTCGTCGGCATACATCGTTGTAGGTAGCGAGAGTAGCGCGGTTGAACATGCTGTTTAGTGCATTGATATGCTTTTCAACGTATGCGGCATACGCTGTATCCAACATGACAGAGATATCCGATCGGTATTGAGCCTTTTCGTTCTCCAACATCTGTTTACGGCGAGCTTCCTCTTCCCGTCGTTTTTGTTCGGCAATCTTCTTGGCCGCGTATTTGTTACGGGCCTGTTGGAGCTTATAAGGAATAGTGGTGACCGATTTGACGTCGATAGCCGATTCCAAAGAGGTAAAAGACTTGCTGACTGTAGCCAGAAGTTGCGTCAATGGCTTACGACGCTTGTTCATGTTTTCTATTGTTATTTTCGTCTTTGCCAAATACTCTGAGACCTTCGCATCCAGTTCATCCGAGCTAATACCTCCTTCCGCTTCAATGGTGTCCAGAAGTGTTTGTCCGGCTTGGTTACATGTCGATACGGAAGTTTGGTTGCGTTGCAAGGTGGCAGGAGCCGATTGCATGATCTGATTGAATTCTTCCACTTTAATAAGAGAATTGTTAGCTTGTGTATCCATTGTGATAAATTTTTAAGTGATTGATCGAGTTTATTAAAATCCGGCGTCTTCATCTTCCTGTGATATTGGGGTTGTTATACCTGATGCGGGTACCGGTTCCGCTTGTGGTTGCTCTCCGAATTCCTGTAAAGGGTTTTCCGATTGAGGTTGGAGGGCTTGTGGCTGCTGTCCGGGTTGATTGGGCTGAATAACGGTTGTTTGTTCTAATCCGTAGTCAATATCCTGCGGTTCTTCTTGAGTTTCGAATACAGTAAACTTTCCGGTCCGGACTTTGGGATATCCGTCGAATGCGTGTTTAATCAGTTTGCTTTCCAAGAACCCAGGATCGATACCGCCTTCGTTTGAAGTATAGAGGGCATTCGCCTTACCTTCTTTTTGACGGGTTTGCGGATTCCAACGTTGGTTGTTTTTGTAGCTGTACGCCTCTAAGCGTTTGATATCACCCTCCATCATCCAATGCCAGTCTACAGTCCCATCGGCGCGGACAATACGGATAAAACCACCGATCACCTTATTTGATTTGCGGGGACAGGCCGCCTGATAGGTAACGGTCTTTACTCCGTCAACCAATCCCGGTGAGAATGTGTCACCTTCATAGCAAACAACCGGATTATCTACATACCGGACCTGTCCGGCACGCTGGCGCATAACCAATTCCCCATAACCGGTGATGGAAAGGTAAGCACGCAGTTCATAGATATCGTTGCCATTGTTGTCCTTATAGCCGGTCTTCGTGCTGCGGGGGAGAATATAGCAGTGGGGGCGTCCTGTGGGATCAAGAGACAGGCCGTTTACGGCAATATCTAAGAAACAGCCGTACAGGGACAGGGGAGAACATCTTTGCAGTTCCGGCTTGTCTTGTAAGATTTTCCGGAAGTTGAATTTTTCCTTTTCATAAATCTGAGTTCCTTGGCCGGTTCCCCAGATCGCATTGTACATGAGTATAAACTTCTGTTCAACCCGGCTATCATCCGCTATCATGAGCGGATTTAGCTGATTTAGTTCAGCTACTTTAATTTGAATTTGATTTGACATGATTCTATTGTTTAAAAATTAATTACCAATGTTTCTTTATCGTGTAAACCATTGCCACGCAACCAGATGCCGTAACTATATGCTGGAAATACCCCAAGCAAATAGCGATAATACCAAGTATGGCAAGCGTTCCAAACAGGATGTAAAATCCCCACCTCGCTACTTGAGCGAGTTTCCAGTAATTTGTTTTCATACATCAATGATTAATTGGCAAAAGCCGTTTACTTGTCTTTGAAATAGCGAGTTGGATTTATATTGTAAACATCCTCCGATAACCCTTTACCTGGAGTGCCTTGCCGTGTTAATAATTCATTTAGTAATCGTATGGATTCAGGGCGCATTTATACAAGTCTTCCAACCTGTATTCGATTTTGCCCGGCCGTTTGTAACGCTGTAAAGTACCTTCCGAGACCCATCGCTCCACATTCTTCCGTCCAAAGCGGATACGTGCTTCCTTTTGTCCGATAAACTCTCTGGTTCCGGCTTGTATCTTGGTGATTTGCCAAGCGAGGTATTCAAGTTCGATTTTCCGAAAAGAAGGAATGTTTGGATAGGTTGTGTCGGTCTGCATGATTATTCGCTTTTAAAAAGATTCTTTTCGTTTGCATATCGCATAAACTCCGCCATAGAGTGTATCGAGAGTTTTCGGAACACGTTCTTCCGATGATTCTTTACGGTGTGGGACGATATAAAAAGCGCTTCCGCAATCTCTTCGTCTTTCTTGCCATAGTAGCAAAGCTCCATCACCCTAAGTTGACTGTCTGAAAGTGTGCTGTTGAACTTAGGTTCACAGATTTTTTTGAAGCCATCGCATTCCCCACGCAGCGGACAACCGACAAACTCAAATTTGAAATTCCAGTTCTCATCGATATCGATCATGTTGTCATACAGCCCGAAGTTGCATTTGATAAATCGGCGTATAGCCAAGAAATCACGATAGCATTTATTCCCATCGTAACGGGCGTAATACTTGCGGAGAGCTGTATAGGCTTCTGGATAGAACTCTTCCAGCACCTCTAGAAAACGCTGAATAAAGTCGGTATCCGATTCCTTTAACTGGCGTTCCGGCTGTCCCTGTTCTTTGATGATTACTTCACCGGATGGAGTGGTATAGAATTCTATTGCATGCATGATTCTCCCTCCGGAAAAAGAATTTCTATAGGTGCGCCTAATTCTTTAGATATAGCCTTTTTGCAAAGCTTATCGGGGTTGAATGTGCCTCTTAACCAATTGTAGACAGTTTGTTCTGTGCGCTCTGTCGCATTAGCAATCCGGCGAACGAACTCCTGTTTGGGTGTTGGAATCTTATCAAGTGCTTCATATCTGTCTTTGAAAGACAGTTCACTTGCTCCATGACTTTGTAGGGTTAATTTTTCCATTTTTACCTCCTTACATTATTATATATATACTAATTTCTTTACCTTTGATGTTGTATTAATTATTACAAGTGCAAATATAGATATATTTATCTACAAACAAAACTATGTGTAGATAATTTTATCTATTTAACAAATTATCTATGGCAAAACAAGAAGTAAGTCAATTAAGAGATAGAGTCAAGGCTTTTATTTTATCAAAAGGACTTAGTGTTAGAGCTTTTGAAGCATCTGTAGGGCTTCCAAATGGTTCTGTAGCTCAATATTCCGATTCAACAAGCAAGGAAACATTAAAAAAAATCTCAGAAGTATATACTGATTTTGACATAGACTATATTATTTCTGGTCGGAATAAAGATGTAGATGCTAATATCTACAATGACCGACAGCCAATTCTTGATATTCGTGTTTGTGCGGGGAACGGTATAGGTTTAGAGGGGGACGAGAACAAAATAACAGAGTGGGTTTCCATCCCTGCATTTAAAGGATGTCGAGGAATTATGGTATTTGGGGATAGCATGTATGACAAGTATAAATCTGGAGATATCATATTTGTTCGTAGGATCGAAAGTCGGGATGATATAGACTATGGCCAGTGTTACGTTGTTATAACCCAGGAAGATCGATATATAAAGAATCTTTATGAAAGTTCTAAAGGTGATGGTTATATTACAATGGTTTCATATAATATGGAACTGAATCCTGATGGCCGTCGTAAGTTTCCAGACCGGGATATTGCTAAGAGTGAAATCTTGTTTCTTTATAAGGTGGCAGGGAAGTTGAGGAGAAATCAATTATAGAAACAATTTAAACTAGTATTAGTTATGAAATTATATCATTATACATCAATTGAAAATTTAGCTCTCATATTGAAAAATAAAACGATACGTTTTACAAGACTTGATAAGGTTGATGATAGCGAAGAAGCAGGATTATCCTGTAAAAATATCCAACTTAGTTATTATACTTTCGTGTCATGTTGGACCGATAGTGAAGAGGAAAGTATTCCTTTATGGAAAATGTATGCTGGTAAAGAGATGCACGGAATAAGAATTAGCCTAGATAGTGATATGTTCTTAAAGTACCATATTCCTAGTGGAAGGTTTTATGGAGTTGATGTATATTCGAAGAATGAAAAAAGTTCAATACTGCCGATTGAAAAGATAGTAACGAAAGATTACTTAGTAGTTCCTTCATTTAATGATTCGGAAATGTTCTTTAAGAAAGTATTATATGTGGATAATCCATTTTCTGAAATGAGAGATGTTGTGCAAATACAAGATATGGGAAATGGGGAAGGAGCAATGAAAATGAATCTAAAAAAGATAGGCTTATATAAACGAAAATGTTGGGCTTTTCAAAAAGAACATCGTTTCACATTGACTATTTTACCTAATATTTGGGGAGATATAGACATAAACCAGATGCCAAAACGGATTATGCAGGCTGTATATGATAGAATCCCTCCCAAGCTTTCTTTTTTTGATTTAGAAATAAATCCTGAATTATTATCAAAAATGAAAATAACACTTAGCCCTATCTGTTCGGAGGCAGAAAAGGTGATAGTTGAGTCTATAGTTCAGAAATTTGCACCTAAAGCCATAATTAGAGAAAGTATGCTTAAGGGCTTAATTAATAGATGATTATTCCTTTAAGTAAATAATTTTCTCTATTTCATCATAATGGTATTTGAGTGATAAATAATATGAATGATGAAATAAGTAACGATAGTAAGCTTCATTAGCAAAAAATCCTCTCATTAATAAATTGAAACTAAGCGAGTTTACTAAAATTGATTTTCTGGAATCTATTAATGTACAGATGAGAGTTTGATAATGATCATCTATTGCATTAAAGCAATCATATAAGATACAATTTTTTGTCATAACTTTTAATTTAAAATATAAATAGATGGAAGATAAAGACAAAATAATAGCCTCACTCCGGAAGCAGCTCAAGGAAGCTGTTAGCCGGTGTAATGCCTTAGAGCAAGAAAATGCTCTATTGTCATATCAACTTGAAAAGATGGAGGAAAGATGTCCGGAATCACATTAAAGATAGACAAAGGTCAATCTTCCGCTTTCTCCGAGATTATGGGATTGCTCCAGTCTTTTCCTGGATTAAAGGAATGCAAGAAACATTATTCGGTAAAGCTGACGGAAGAAGAGGTTTTCCGGTTCCGGAATGAACTGGATCAGATTATGCAACTATTGCCGCAATTGAGGGAAAAGGAGTGGTTCGATATTCCGGCTTACGGGACGGATGAATGGGCTAACTGGATGATAGATTTACACAGAAAAAATATGTAACTTTGGAGGGTGGTTTACAAATAGTTTACAGTCATATATGTAAATGATTAGAAATTAATAGATTAAAATATATGTCAGACAGTATTGTTATTATTCCCACGTATAACGAAAAGGAGAATATAGAAAATATTATTCGGGTTGTATTTGGGTTGGAGAAAGAATTTCATATTTTGATTATAGATGATGGATCGCCCGATGGTACGGCAGGTATTGTAAAACGGCTGCAAAAAGAATTCCCCGAACGCCTTTTCATGGTGGAACGTAAAGGTAAGTTAGGATTGGGTACGGCTTATATCTGCGGATTTAAATGGGCAATAGAACATAAATATGATTTTATATTCGAAATGGATGCAGACTTCAGTCATAATCCGAATGATCTTCCCAAATTATATGCGGCCTGTATGGAACAGGGTGGTGATGTCGCAGTCGGTTCCCGCTACTGTAACGGTGTGAATGTCGTGAACTGGCCGTTGGGACGTGTGTTGATGTCCTATTATGCTTCCGTATATGTTCGTTTTGTTACTGGAATGAAAGTACAGGATACGACAGCCGGTTTCAAATGCTATCGTCGTGAGGTGCTTGAGACGATCGATTTGGATCGTATCCATTTCAAAGGATATGCGTTCCAGATAGAAATGAAGTTTACGGCATATAAGTGTGGTTATAAAATCGTGGAAGTCCCCATTATTTTTATCAATCGTGTATTAGGCACTTCCAAGATGAACTCCTCTATCTTCGGGGAAGCACTGTTTGGCGTATTGAAATTGAAATGGTGGAGTCTGTTCCGTAAATATCCCCAAAAAGAGAATCGGAAAGCGATTGCCGGATAATGCCATTATTGTAAAAAGCAATAAAAAGGGATATTCAGTAAATGTCTCCACATAATACCATGGCATATGAAGATGATAGAGTATAATCACTTCATATGCCATTATTATTGTCATTTTTCTGTATATTCTCATATACTCTTATCGGGCAAGACATAAAGTTCCGGAAGAAGTCTTCTGACTTCTTCTGATTCTATCTGTAAATTCATGTCATGCAGCTTTCCTCGTTCTGTTCCTGATCTTGTCAATCATCAGTATGGCATTTGCCGTATGTATTCCAAAGAAGATCCACAGCACTTCCGTCTTC